TACTGGCCTTGCGTTTGTTGTGTAGTCATAACTCAATTTTAACGCAAAATAAAGAATCGGCCAACCCTTTCGGGCTGTCCGATTCTTTGTTTTTCATCAAGCTCGTTTTGCAACGCGCCCTTTAATTTTACCTATCAGGAAAGCCTGTGTTACAAGAGAAATGCGAAACATGGGGGGTGCAAAACGCCCGTCCTGTCTCGCATTTTTTGTTTGATGTTGATTCTTGCTGCTATGTTGACCAACAAATTTTGCACCCCTCCTAAAACGGCAACAGAGGCAAAATTAAATTGTATAGGGCAAAATTAAAAGGTGTCAGCAAAAAATATATGTGCTCCTTAGATGGTGGATTCTTTCTTTTTTAGCCATTTTACCAGTTGATTTGCGTCTTTAAACACTTCAGGATCGACATCGTCAAATTCATACTTATCCTTGGCAGTTTCTTCTTCGCCTTCAATTTCGTCAAAATCGTCTTCACGCCCAACCTCATCGTCATTAAGTATTTCGTCAGGTATAGTCTCTTCTTCAGATTCGAGTTCGAAGCTCAACAAATCTAGCTCGACATCAATGTCACCTATGGCTTCTACTGAACTAGATGCTGGTTCGATGTAGTCATCACCGTATGCTTTTTCTGGTGCAGAAGATATTTCACGAATAGTCTCTTTTATGGTTTCTTTATCAATTTTCGTGATGTCTAAAATATCGGTTCCCCCAAAGAATTTAACCGGAAGCAAACTATACATGGAATTACTATCAGCTGCCGATCGAAAATAGTAATCGCGAGCGATGCAGTAACTCAAATCTGACACAAATTTTCTTGCAGACGATAGGGAGAGATTTGCTATATGTAGGCGCTCAATAAAGCTGTCATAATCTGTATCTACACTATACCAATCTGAAAGGATCAAATCTGAGCCAGAGCCAAATATAGACACCATCACTGTATCGTTATGCATAAATAGAACAATGGACATGTCTGCCTCAAAAACAGGATGCAATAGAATGTGTGTCTCATATGCTATTTGACTCCGACTTTTCTTTCCACATTCGATAACAATCGAATAATAGGACACCTTTTCTCCAATTTGAGACGCAAAAACATCATCGCCTATATCAAACAGATGAGAAATGTTTACTGCATATTCCAAGTCGCGTCTCTGAGCATTATCAATTAGCAGTGTCTTGTTAGTATCAAAATAAATGACCTGCTTTACTGAATGATTGAAATATACTGGAACTGAAGATGTAGCGTGTCCGGCTTCAATAAAAAATTCCATAGCATCTTTATAGAAGTCTTCACAACCGATAGTGTCCACGCTGTCACCTCTTTCCAATGCTAATTGGTTTTACTTTATCAACTTAGCTAGTTCCTCATCATATGAGTAACCTTCAATTTCTTTTTTGAAAGTCGTAACCACCTCATACGCTTTGTTTATGTAATCATCGCGAGTTGAGCAGCCGTCTGTAAAATGCTCATACATCAGCTCAATTCCACCACGTACATAATCATGGAAAAGCTCCATATTTTCACGAAAAGCATCAGCTTTTTCCGGCTGCGTATCATACCTGAATGCCCTATCAACACGTTCGTTGGGCGTTAAATCAACGCTTTTATCAAGAAGCATTACCATACGATAAAGGAATACGCAGTTGTCCCGCTCATTTGCGAAGGCGTCCGCATAAACTCGTGCTCTATCGTCAGATGATGAGTCTCGTTTGGCTGTTTTCGAATAAAGCAACCCCCAAATGGCCGCGTTCATGTAGACATCTATATAGCGTTCAAATAATCGAGCAGAAGATGTGGTAGCATCGTCATCTTCTTTTGAGTTTTTTACTGCCATATATTTGAGGTATGTGGCATGCTTGCCGGTAATCGTATAATCATTTTCAAACATCACATATTCCTCCTTATTTAAATCTTGTTCCACTTGTCCGCTTGTCCCACGGAGGTAAAAAATGCGAGAAAAACAGATAGAACGAAAATTATCCATCACCGCAAAAAATATGGGAGGCATCGCACCGAAGTTTATAAGTCCTGGCTTTGACGGAATGCCAGACCGCATCGTGCTTCTCCCTCATGGGAGGCTGGCATTTATAGAACTAAAAGCACCGGGCAAGAAGCTGCGACCGCTGCAGGAAAAGCGAAGAAGGCAACTGGAAGCGTTAGGTTTTTCGGTATTCGTGATTGACAGCATAGAGCAGATTGGAGGGATACTTGATGAAATACGAGGCACATGATTACCAGAAATATGCGACAAAATTTATTCTTGAGCATCCCATATCGGCCATTCTGCTTGATATGGGCTTGGGCAAGAGCGTCATTACATTGACGGCAGTAAACGACCTGCTGTTCGACAGCTTCGAAATACACAAGGTTCTTGTCGTAGCACCGCTCCGAGTGGCGCGGGATACATGGCCTGCGGAGCTTGAAAAATGGGAACATCTGCATGGGCTGATTTATTCCGTTGCCGTCGGTACCGAGGTGCAGCGGAAAGCGGCTCTGATACAAAAAGCCGACATCTTCATCATCAACCGTGAAAACATCGAATGGCTTGTAGAAAAAAGTGATCTGCCGTTTGACTACGATATGGTGGTGGTCGATGAGCTTTCCTCCTTCAAATCCTACCAAGCAAAACGGTTCCGCAGTCTGATGAAAGTTCGTCCTTTTGTAAAACGCATCACCGGTCTTACGGGAACACCGAGCAGCAACGGTCTTATGGATCTGTGGGCGGAGTTCCGTCTGCTGGATATGGGTAAACGCCTCGGGCGGTTTATCACCCATTTCCGTAGCGACTATTTCGTACCGGACAAGCGCAACCAGCAGATAGTATTCAGTTATAAGCCGAAGCCCGGTGCCGAGGATGCGATATACCGCCTTGTGTCGGATATCACTATCAGCATGAAAAGCACCGATTACCTCAAAATGCCAGAATGCGTGATAAACGAAGTCCCTGTGCGGCTTTCTGAAAAAGAAATGGAATGCTACCGGACACTTAAGGACGATCTGATTCTTAGCCTTGACGGTCAGGACATTGATGCCGCCAATGCCGTAGGTCTATCGAATAAGCTGACACAGATGGCAAACGGCGCTGTTTACGGCGAGGACAACAATGTAATCGCCATTCATGACCGCAAACTGGATGCACTGGAGGACTTGATTGAAGCGGCAAACGGCAAACCTGTGCTTGTGGCATACTGGTTCAAGCATGACCTCTCCCGTATTGAGGAGTGTCTGCACAAACGGCATATTCCGTTTTCCAAGCTGGATACCGCCGATTCTATTAAGAGATGGAATAACGGCGAATTGCCTGTGGCGCTGGTTCACCCCGCCTCCGCCGGACACGGCTTGAATCTGCAAGCAGGCGGCTCCACATTGATATGGTTTGGTCTGACTTGGAGTTTAGAATTGTACCAGCAGACCAACGCGAGGCTTTGGCGTCAGGGACAGGAAGCCGATACGGTGGTTATTCACCACCTCATCGCCAAGGACACCATTGATGAAAAAATTATGGTGGCTCTGAAAAAGAAGGACAAAACACAGTCCGCATTAATTGATGCAGTAAAAGCGGACTTAAAAATCTAAGACAATCTCAGACAACATACGACAATCCGTGCCAATCCGAGAAAAACAAAAATATCGGAGGTACAGATTATGAATCCATATGAAGAATTAGCAAACGCCATCGTGCTGCAAGCGGTTAAGGATTATCGGCTGCACGAGGATGAAAAGGAACTGGCCAGCATTGAGCGTTTCTTCCGTTCCGACTGGTTTAGCGTCCTGACGAGTATTAACCCGGAAATATTAATCACAAAGTTGAGAAAGGAAAAAGTGTGCTATGAATACTAAAACATACCTTTCTCAAACCCGCTACCTTGATATGCGCATCAGATCCAAGCTCCAGCAGGTGGATTCCCTGAATGAACTGGCGACAAACTGTACATCGGTCTTGACGGGTATGCCCAGAAACCCCAGCGGTTCCACCTCACGTATGGCCGACGCCATTTGTAAGATCATTGACCTGCAAAATGAGATCAACCGTGACATTGATACGCTTGTTGACCTAAAGAAAGAAATCATGCGTGTCATTAAATCTGTGGTCAATCCGGAGCACCAGACCCTTTTGGAGAAACGCTATCTTTGTTTTCTCTCTTGGGAGAAAATTGCTGTGGATATGGGTTATGACCTGCGCTACGTCCATAAGCTCCACATCCGGGCTTTGGATGAATGCAAAGTCCCTGCTTCTCCCGAACTGGACACGAAAAGACACTGAAAGACATACGACTCTTATGATAGTATTATAATGACGAAAGATGAATAGAGATGAGCCTTCAAGGGAGCGATCCTTTGAGGGCTTTTCTTATGCCCGCAAGGAGGTGAACCTATGCCCTACAAACCCAAACGTCCCTGCGCCTACCCCGGCTGCGGTCGGCTTGCCGTGCGCGAGCAATACTGTGCCGAGCATCAGAAGGCGACAGACAAACACTATAACCAGCACGAACGCGACCCCGCTTCCAACAAACGATATGGTCGTGCTTGGAAACGCATCCGTGACCGCTACATCAAGTCGCACCCTCTCTGTGAGGAGTGCGAGAAGCAAGGATCGCTCACTCCCGCCGAGGAAGTACACCACATCCTCCCGCTCTCCAAAGGCGGTGGCAGCAATGCAGAAAACCTCATGGCTCTTTGTAAATCCTGCCACTCTCGAATTACTGCCGAGAGCGGTGACCGGTGGGGGTAATCAAATCTCTAAAACTAATTTTTACGGACAGCGGCGTGGGGCTTCGTGTTGAAAAACGCGGTTTCAAACGGTGGAATAGCCCCAGCGCAAAAGGAGTGTGATGAATATGGCTAAAGACGGCACCAACAGAGGCGGCGCTCGTGTCGGCGCGGGCGCGAAAAAGAAGCCGCTCACCGACAAAATATCAGCCGGAAATCCCGGCGGTAGAAAACTGACTGTGATGGAGTTTTCCGACACGGCGGACTTGCAAGGTCAGGCGATGCCCGAACCGAACAAAATGCTCGAAGCCATACAAAAGGACGGCAAGACCCTCGTCGCAAGCGAGATATATAAATCCACATGGACTTGGTTAAACGAGCGTGGCTGTGCGGTGATTGTATCTCCACAGCTTCTGGAGCGGTACGCCATGAGCGTGGCCAGGTGGATTCAGTGTGAGGAAGCAGTCACTGAATATGGCTTTCTTGCAAAGCACCCTACTACGGGCAATGCGATTCAAAGTCCGTATGTGGCGATGGGCCAGAACTATATGAACCAAACAAACCGCCTGTGGATGGAGATTTTCCAAATCGTAAAGGAAAACTGCACTGGCGAGTACAGCGGCGTGAATCCACAGGATGATGTTATGGAGCGGCTCTTAACCGCCCGGAAAGGAAAATGATATGGCAAAATACTTAACTGCCGAAAGCGTCTGCAAAGGTCACCCGGATAAACTCTGCGACCTGATTGCTGACAATATTCTGGATGCTTGTCTTCGCAAAGATAAGGCTTCCCGTGTGGCCTGCGAGGTCATGGCTACCAAAGGCAAGATCATCGTAGCGGGCGAAATCACCTGCTCGAAGAAAGTAGATATCCGTTGGGTGGTCCGCAGAGTTCTGGAGGACGTAGGCTACAATCCTTGGAGGTTCACAGTGTTTCTGTTCGTCCACCAGCAAAGTAAGGACATCGCCGGTGGTGTGGATCGGGCGCTGGAATCCCGTGCCGGAGATACCTCTTGGTATTCCATGCTCGGTGCTGGCGACCAGGGCACTGTTTATGGTTACGCCACAGATGAAACGGTTGAAAAGTTACCGCTTCCTCTCGTATACGCGCATGCCATTTGCCGGAAGCTGGATAGCGCCATGAAAAATGGCGTCATCAAAGGTATCGGTCCTGACGGGAAAGCACAGGTCACTGTCGAGTATGAGAACGATAAGCCAAAGCGTATCAAGACCATTGTCGTTTCTGTGCAGCACCGTGCTGACAAGGACTTGGAGATTCTCCGTAGTGAGATCATCTCCCAAGTGCTGTGGCCGGTTTTTGAGAAATTCCCATTTGATGATGACACCGAAATCCTCGTCAATCCCTCCGGCCGTTTTGTCGAGGGTGGGCCTGCTGCCGACACCGGTTTGACCGGTCGAAAGATTATGGTGGATAGTTATGGTGGCCTCGCTGCTCATGGAGGTGGAGCGTTCTCCGGTAAGGACCCGACAAAGGTCGACCGCTCCGGTGCATACATGGCAAGAGCCATCGCAAAGAACATCGTCTGGTGTAATTACGCCAAACGCTGTCAAGTGGCCATCTCCTATGCGATCGGTAAGGCTGACCCCGTTGCGGTTGAGATTGACACCTTCGGCACCGGGACTGTTTCCGATGAAGTACTCAGAAAAGCGGTTCTTGAAGTTTTCAATCTCCGTCCAGCGGCGATCATCGAAACGCTGAGTTTACGTGATGCCATTTATGCTGACACAGCAACATATGGCCATTTCAGTGGAACACTCTCCCGCTGGGAATGGCTGGACCGTTATAAAGAGCTACGGGAGGCGGTAAAGAAATATGCTAATTGAGAAAAAGAATACCGCCGAGCTTCTGCCTGCGGATTACAATCCCCGCAAGGACCTGAAGCCCGGCGATCCTGAATATGATAAGCTTAAGCGCTCAATTGAACAGTTCGGATACGTCGAGCCGGTCATCTGGAATAAGGTGACCGGCCGTGTTGTAGGTGGGCATCAACGTTTGAAGGTGCTCATCGACATGGGCATCACCGAGGTCGAGTGCGTGGTGGTCGAGATGGATGCCGAAAAGGAAAAGGCCCTCAACATCGCACTGAACAAGATTTCTGGCGAATGGGATAAAGAGAAGCTGGCTCTGCTCATTTCAGATTTGCAGGGTACGGACTTCGATGTGTCGCTCACAGGCTTCGACCCCGCTGAGCTGGATGATCTGTTCAAGGATAGCATCAAAGATGGCATCCACGACGATGACTTCGATGTGGAAGCAGAGCTAAAAAAGCCGCCGATCACCAAGCTCGGTGATTTATGGGTGCTCGGTCGGCACCGGTTGGTCTGCGGCGACAGTACCAAGGCGGATACCTTTGATTTGCTGATGGCCGGAGCTAAAGCTAACCTCGTCATTACCGACCCACCCTACAACGTCAACTACGAAGGCAGCGCAGGAAAAATAAAGAACGACAATATGGAAAATGACGCCTTCTACCACTTTCTCTTCGATGCTTTTACGAACACCGAGTCAGTTATGGCGGATGATGCCAGCATCTATGTTTTCCACGCCGACACTGAAGGGCTTAATTTCAGGAGAGCCTTTTCGGATGCCGGTTTTTATTTATCCGGATGCTGTATCTGGAAGAAGCAGTCACTGGTGTTGGGGCGCTCTCCATATCAATGGCAGCATGAGCCTGTGCTCTACGGCTGGAAGA